GGAGGTACATATGAATATACATGTACTATATCACCCAGAGAAATATGTAATGGATATTGGGTTCCAGAACAAGATTCAGACGACCCATATTGTAACTCTTCATTAAAACCAACAAATCCATTAAAAATTAATAATAAATATCAACCACAACAAATGTCTTTATCTTCCTTTGAAGATTTAGAATTGAATGTTGGTGATGAATATCAAGGTGGAATTTATATAGGAATATTCAAACCTTCTCCAAATAATGGAAAGAGTAGTGTTATTCGCGGAAGTTTAAATTTTGGAACTCCAAATTCTTCTAGGTTTGTTGGCAATCCCGAGGGAGGAACACATAGTCAATGGGCATTAATTGTCGATACCACAAAATATACAGTTCCATTTTTGTTAGAAAATGAATTAGATGTAGATTATAAAACATCCTTGTGGGATGGTTATTATAATACTTATGGTAATGCTGATAATTTTATTGGACTTAGTACAGCACTTACAAATACAATTAAAAATACACCTAGAAATGGATTCATAGATTATTATCTTCCCTCAATTTATGAATTAAATTTCTATGCTCAATATCTTTTCGATAATAATGTTGAACTATATGCTAACGTTATTTCGTCTAGTATTTTTAATACAAAATATTTAAATTCAAAAACAAATCGTAGTAAATTAAATAATAAATCTTTTGTTTATGGACAATCTTTTTCAAATATAATTCCTATAAATTATCGAACTGTTCTTATAAATAAAAGAAACGTTGAAACTGCTTTATTCTTTAGACGTATTATTCTATACTAATGGAGATCTATATGGGATGTAATTGTAAAAATAAAAATAATCAAAATAAATCAGAAGAACCAAATCAACCCGAATTTAGAAAAGAAGAAATTAAAAAAGAGGGAGCAGTCAAAGAAAAATTGACTATGATGCAAAGTTTCGCATCAGCAATTGCTTCCCGTGGATTTGGTAATGAAAAAGTTACAATTCCAATGAAACAACTTAGAGTAGTATCTTGCTTTGGAAACAAAGAACAGGGTGGTGTTTTGCCGCCATGTGAATATTTAAAGCAAAGTTCAACTCCTGGTAAATTCTTCTGTGGTGGTTGTGGATGTGGCGATAGAAAAGGAACATGGTTATTAGCACAGGATGAAGAATATAGCAAATTAGATTATCCTCGACTCTCATGTCCACTTCAAATGCCAGGGTTTTCAAACTACGAAAAATCTAAACCAGATGAGGCGAATGCTCCAATTACCAGAAGATATTATATTGAACAATTACCATATAAAGAAATTGAAAAGGTTCCAGTAAAAACACACGAACCACCAATACAACAAAAACCAGCAGAAGAACCTAAATAATTAAAAGAACTCTCCTTATAAATAAAATAAGGAGAGTTTTTCTATGGCAGTACCAGACTCAAGACAAACACTAATAGAACATTGTCTTCGTACATTGGGACATCCTGTTATTCAAATAAACGTAGATCACCAACAATGCGAAGATCGTCTTGACGAAGCACTACAATTTTTTCAAGAAAGACATTTTGATGGTGTTCAAAAAGTATATTTTAAATATCAGATGACACAAACTGATATAGATCGTGGATTTATTGAAATTGAAGATATACAAACACCTTCCGGTGATCCAAATGGTCCAACAGGAACTGATATTCTTTCTGTTGTTAAAGTTTTTAGATTTGGAACTTTATCTGGTGTAAATATGTTTGATATTCGTTATCAATTAGCATTAACAGATTACTTTGGAATCAATAGAGGATTAAACGGAAGTCAATCAACTCCACTTGCTGGTTATCATGTAACTATGTCGTATATTAGTTTACTTGAACAATTTTTTAGTCCGGAAAAATCAATTAGATTTAGCAAAGTAACAAATAAAATTTATCTTGATGCTCTTGCTGGAGACATAACAGCAAATCAATATGTTGTAATAGAATCATACGCAATATTAGATCCTGACAAATATACAGAAATTTATAATGATCGTCTTTTGAAAAAATATCTAACTGCTTTGATCAAAAGACAATGGGGATCAAATATGTTAAAGTATGACGGTGTACAACTTCCAGGTGGAATTACATTTAAGGGGCAACAAATATTTCAGGATGCTATGGCAGAAATAGCAGCAATAGAACAAGAATTCTACTTAACACACGAACTCCCAGTAGATTTTATAATGGGATAACAAATGGCAACAAATCCATATTTCAAAGAATACGTTGGAGAACAAACTTTACTTGACGACTTGACTGTAGAAACAATCAAGGCGATGGGTAGAGACATGATTTATATTCCACGTGAGTATTTGAATCGTGATTTAATTTTTGGAGAAGATCCTATATCTCAATTTAAAAATGCTTACACCATAGAAATGTATATTCAAAATGTTACAGCCTTTGGTGGACAAATGAATATCATCAATAAATTTGGAATTAATATTACAGATAGAGTTACACTTCAGGTATCAAAAACAAGATTTGAAAAAGAAATATATTCAAAAGATTCTACAATTAGAACACCAAGAGAAGGTGATTTAATATATTTTCCATTCAATAAAAGTATATTTGAAATAAATTATGTTGAAGATAAAATTCCATTTTTCCAATTTGGAACATTAAACATTTACACATTAACATGTGAACTCTTTACATATTCATTTGAGAAAATTGAAACCGGAGTTACTGAAATTGATGATGTCGAGGAAAAGAGAAAATACAACATGTATACATTTACTCTTTCTAGTTCTCCCGTTTCCGGTTCGGCAACACTCAAACGAGGTGATGTTGTGTTTCAAGTAAATGGCGTTACTGGTGCTACAGCAGTATACGCAAACGCTACCGCTGAAGGAACTATTATAGAATATACAGGAAATACAACTTATATTAAAGGTGTAAGCGGACAATTTGTGGCAGGATCTTCTGGAACACAATCTGTCAAAAATAAGATTAATGGAGTAGAATATTATCTATTAGACGTTGATGAAACAAATGTCAATCTTTCAATTGATCCTATTTCTGGTGTTGATGAAATTGAAAATGATATATATGCCGAGGAAGCTGATAATACTCTAAACTTTAGTAGAGATAATCCATTTTCCGAGGAGTGCTCTTAATGTTTACAGTTAGTCAATATTTTTATAATGAATCAATAAGAAAAATAGTTATAGCATTTGGTTCATTATTTGAATCAATATATGTCACACGATTTGAAGAAGATGGCACTGAAATTGAAAAAATTAGAGTACCTTTAAGTTATGGCAGTAAAGAAAAATTTATATGGAGACTTACTCAAGAAAGCAGTTTATCTAAAAATAGTAGAGTACAAATTGTTCTTCCAAAACTTGGATTTGAAATATCAACATTGATGTATGATCCCGCAAGAAAATTGAATAGAACAACGCAAAGAGCAGAAGTTGTAAACGGAGTTCTCAAAAAAGTATACGCAGAAGTTCCATATAATATTAATTTTTCTTTATTCGCATTTACTAGAAATATGGACGATATGTTACAAATAATTGAACAGATTGTTCCATTTTTTGCTCCAGATTATACAGTGACAATAAAAATGAATGATATTCATGATTCTGTGGATATTCCTTTTGTATTAAACAATGTTTCTTTAAACGAGGATTATGAAGGAACTTTTGAAAATCGTAGAGCACTTATTAGTACTTTTGATTTTACGGCAAAGACGTACATTTATCCAAAGATATGTGGTGGAACAGGTGGACTAATAGAAAGAACAGATGTCAATTTCTTTGCCGATCCAGGATCTACCGCAGTCGATTATTATGTTGGTGATATTGGATATACTGGAGATTACATTACAGGTTCTACCACTCCAGTCTTAGGAGATTGGCCATGATTGAAAAGAAAACAGCAGAAGAAAAACTTACAGAAATATTAGACTTGGCAGAAAATACCGAGTTAGTTAAACCCAAAGAAGATACTTTTCCTATAAAAGAAGTAAAAATAAAAAGAAAAGATCAAGTTCGTCAAGACTTTGATTCTGCTCGTAAAAATATGAAGGAATTGATTAATAAAGGATTTGAATCTCTTGATGGAATTATGCGTGTTGCTGAAGCAGGGGATTCTCCTCGCGCGTATGAAGTAGCGTCTATATTAATTAAAACCATAAGTGAAGTGAATACAGATTTAATGAATATTCATAAAACTACAGCAGATGCTTTGGGAACTAATAAAGTAGTCAAGAATACAACAAATAATTCTATATTTGTAGGATCTACAAGAGATCTTCAAAATTTAATTAATCAATCTCGTAGTCAATTAAAAGCGATACCAACGGAAGATGTAGATAATGACAGCTAAAAAAGATGGTTATCTTGGTAATCCAAATTTAAAACCCGTAGGCGTACAGCAACAATTTACACCGGAACAAGTTCAAGAATACATTAAATGTGCGAATGATCCTGTTTATTTTGTGGAAAAGTATGTAAAGATTGTTGCTGTAGATAAAGGTCTTGTCCCGTTTGAGATGTATGACTTTCAGAAAGATCTTATTGATAAGTTACATCATAATAGATTCGTAATAGGTAAACTTCCTCGTCAGGTAGGAAAGACTACAACTGTAGGTGCTTACCTATTACATTATGTTCTCTTTAATCAGAACATGAATGTTGCTATATTGGCAAACAAACAATCAACTGCTATTGAAATTCTAGGAAGAATTAAGATGGCATACGAATATTTACCAAAGTGGTTACAGCAGGGTGTTATAGAATGGAATAAAGGATCTATTGTATTGGAAAACGGATCTAGAATTCTAGCAGCAGCAACATCATCATCTGCGATTCGTGGTGGTTCTTTCAACTGTATTCTGCTTGACGAGTTTGCTCACATTCCAACTCAGATAGCAGAAGAATTCTTTACCTCAGTATATCCAACTATTACTTCGGGTCAATCAACAAAGATGTTTATTATTTCAACTCCAAATGGGTTGAATATGTTTTACTATTATTGGAAGGGAGCAATTAACAATCAGAATGGTTATGTTCCCTTTGAAGTCCACTGGAGTCAAGTTCCAAAATATCCAGGTGGTCCTTTAAGAGATGAAAAATGGAAGAAGGAAATGATTTCCAAAACTTCCGAAAAGCAATTCGAACAAGAATTTGAATGTGACTTCTTGGGTAGTTCCAATACTTTAATATCTGCTGATAAACTGCACACTTTGGTTTATAGCAAACCAATATTGAGAACTAAGGATGGAATGTCGGTCTATGAGGAACCAATAAGAAAAGATCCAGATAAAGAAAATTCATATGATCATATTTACTTCATAACTGCTGACGTTGCGGAAGGTCAGGGTAAAGATTACACAGCATTAACAGTAATAGACGTTACAAAATTTCCATATAGAGTAGTGGCAGTATATCGTAATAATACTGTTTCTCCTCTATTGTTTGCTTCTGTATTAAAAACAATTGCTAGAAAATATAATAATGCTTATGTTTTGGTTGAAATAAACAGTATAGGATTTGAAGTAGCGAATATTTTACACACAGATTTAGAATATGAAAATATTGTTAAAACTGCTATGATGGGAAGAAAAGGTCAAATAATAACTGAAGGGTTTGGAAGCGTCAAAAAGGTTCAAATGGGAGACAAAAAAGGTTGGTTGTCAAGTTCTTAAAAATATGATCGAAGAAGATAAATTAATTGTAGAGGATGTTGATGTAATATCAGAATTTACAACTTTTATATCAAAGAAACAAAGTTTTGAAGCAGAGGATGGGCATAATGACGATCTTGTGATGTGTCTTGTTCTTTTTGCGTGGGCAACTCGTCAACAATACTTTAAAAATTTAACGGATATGGATGTTCGTTTGGCAATGTATCAAAAAGATATCGATGAAATAGAAGAACAAATGCTTCCTTTTGGTTATTATACAGATGGCATATATGACGAAGATGATATCAAAGAAGACAAAAATTGGTCAAAATCGGGGGATGATTGGTTAATTTTTGATAAAATTAACGTTCCCTCTCCCTGGGATGATTTGAAAAAATTAAAAAGGAACTAACATTCTCTCAAATCTATAAAAAAATACATATACATAGAAATTTATTTTCAAGGAGAGAAACATGGCAAGACCAAATGTTAAATTTAAAATAATTGATGAATCGTTAGTTGTTCCTATAACTGAAGATTTTTCATCAACAATTGGAGCTGTTTGGAATCCAACAGTTGCTTTAAAGATATTAGCAGGAACAACCGCAGAACGCGATCAAGGTTATTTCTTTGTACCAAATGCTTCCGATTGGTATGGTAGACTCACTGATTATATCGTAGGATTACAGGGTGGTATAGCAAATGCGTCTGGAAACACATTTTATAGTGTTGGATCCTGTGCTGCTTCATATTTGAACGGAACATATACTGGAACTGGTATTTCAGCAGGATTTTCTGGCGAATGGTGGCCTGTAAACAACTTCCTTCAATATGGTGCTGGTTGCTTCGTTGGATTCGGCACGACTCCAACAAGTGACTTCAAACAATTAGGATTTGATGTTATCTTTCAAGGTGGAAATTCTGGTGCTGATGGTAATCTTTATGGTAATTATGTAACAACTGTAGTAGAATCTAGATCAAGTGGAGATCAACCTGTAATTGGAGTAGTATATACTCCATCGTCTACTTCAGCACCAGCTGGATTAACATTCCCCAGCGGATCAAATAGTTATAATTATATTCGTGTATATGGTGAAAAATTACACCTAGACACATCTGGACTTTATACAATTGAAACACCATTAACAGCAGATGTTGCTGGTTGCTTAGTAAGAACGGATAGAGATGCTTTCCCATGGTTCTCACCCGCTGGCGATAGACGTGGTAGAATTCTTAATGTTCTTAGACTGAAGAGAAATTTAACTCCAGATGAACAAGATACTGTTTATAATAACACAAATAGAGCAAATCCAGTTGTAACTTTCCCTGGATCTGGAACAATTCTGTTTGGAGACAAAACAGGTGAAACTGAAACTTCTACTCTATCCAGAATTAATGTTTCAAGACTTTTCATGTATATCAAGAAGTCACTAGCACCAGTTGCTCGTTCAATACTCTTTGAGCAAAATGATGCTATAACAAGAACACGATTTAAATTAGCAGCAGT